ATATTAAAAGAAAATATTATGGTCACTCCTGATGGTAAACTGGATTTTATGGGGACGGTCGACGTTGTGATTCCCTCCGGTCAATTAACAGCTGACACTCTTGGGCAAGCGGCCGAAGTCGGTGCAGAATATAATGGATTTACATCAGGCCAAATAAAGAATATCGTTAAACCAATTCCTTATGTCTTAAGTATCGTCAATACCGATGTAAGTACAGGTGGCAAGAATATCGAGGATAATGACAGCTACCGGGCGCGAATTCAACTAATTCCAGAGTCCTATTCCACCGCTGGTCCAGAAGGGGCCTATATTTTTTGGGCAAAAACAGCGGATAGCTCAATAGTGGACGTTGATGTAGACAGTCCTTCACCTTGCGTCATTATGATTACGCCTCTTCTAAAAGACGGGGGTATCCCGAATCAAGATATTCTAGATAAGATTCTTGCTGTAACAACGCCTAAGAATCGGCGGCCTCTAAGTGATCAAGTCTTAGCACAGATACCAACGGTCATAGATTACGACATTATGCTTACGTACTATCTCGATAAAAACCTGGCAACTAGTGAGAAAAACTATCGGCAAGCTATTGAAGGAAAAAACCTTGATTGCGGCGCTGACAGTGCGGTTTCTAAGTACATTTCCTGGCAACAAAGTGCCTTGGGCTTGGCTATTAGTCCTGATACGTTGCGGTTCTTTATTCAAGCAGCTGCTCAATATCAAATAGGAAATGATATCAAGACTGCCGTCAAGAGAATTGACTTCACTGCACCAGTTCATATGGTGATTGCTAGAACTCAAGTAGCTAAAGTCGGAGTGATCACGTTGACTTATGGAGGGCTAGAATAATGGAGCTGTCTAATGCTGATCTTTTAAGCCTTCAAAGTGGATACATGCAGAAAGACATAACAACAATAGCTCTCTGCAAGGCGCTAACACCTCAGTTTCAAAAATTGGCCCAGGAAACGAAACTTTGCCATATTTATTCTAGAATCAATGAGTTAGCTGAACAGATACTCGACGAACTAGCCTGGCAGATGCATATTGATTGGTACGATGCAACCGCTGACGTTTCTATTAAGCGGCAGCTCATCAAAACATCAATAGTCGTTCACATGTATCGAGGAACACCTTATGCTGTTGAAGAACTTATTTCGACATACTTCGGCGATGGCTACGTTGAGGAATGGTTTGACTATGGTGGTGAACCGGGAATGTTTAAGGTTGTGACAAGCAATGCATCTATTACTGCAGAATTGGCAGATCAGTTTACAAGGGTCCTTAATTCTGCAAAAAGAGCAAGTGCTCATCTTGAAGAAATCATAATCACTCTTTCAGGGGAAATGGATATCTATCTTGGCGCTATCGTTCATACCGGTGATTTCATCGAAGTAAGGCAGGTGGGATAATGAGCGCTTTCTCAGGGGGTCTAATTTTCACCAATGCCGGTCGAAATCTTCAAGCTAAAGCCCAGTCGGGTATTCAGCTTAATTTTACGCGAATTGCAATCGGCGATGGAGACTTAGCAGGAGCAGCTATCGGTGATTTAACAACCTTAAAACATCAAGTAAAATCGTGCTCTATTGAAAAATTAAAGCCTATGACGGAAGGTAAAGCAGTTGTAGGGACGTCATTTTCCAATCAGGAAATTTTAACGGCCTTCTATTGGAGGGAACTTGGAGTCTTTGCACAAGACCCAGACCTAGGCGAGATTCTCTATTGTTATGGTAATGCTGGGGCTAACGCGGAATACATTCCAGCTGGTGGCGGCACGGATATTATTGAGAAGAGTATTGATGTTGTAATAATTGTCGGGAATGCGCCTAACGTCACAGCAATCATTGATGCTTCGCTCGTTTATGCCTCCATGCAGGCGGTAAACGAATTGGCTTCAATGGTCGATAGTGTTAATCAGGAATTAGGTGAATTGAGCACAAGAGTTGATTCCATTCCGCGATACCTTGCTTCCGAAATTGAACCTGCTGATTTAAGAACAGGTGAATTTTGGCTAGAGATAAAATAACTTAGGTATGATCTGGAGGACATCATGAAAAAAGGCATTATTTCTACCGTGGATAATGAAAGCAGAAAAGCTCGGGTGCTGTTTCCGGAGACGAATAGCATCACTCCGGAGTTACCAATTGCGTTGCATATTAGCGAGGTGCATGTTAATGACACGGTACTAGTGGAATATTGGGGAAGCAGTCTTGCAGAGGGAATCATTACAGAGAACCTTTCAAGCAAGACTCCTCTAAGTACTCCGACAAAACTTTCCCAGCTCGAAAACGACGCGGGATATATAACCGCCAATCAGGCTCCTGAAGCTTCGACCTATACCCATGCTCAGATTGTCCCCGCGCAGACATGGTCCATAAATCATGGATTAGGCCGTTATCCAGCCGTGGCCGTGGTAGATAGTGCCGGGACACTTGTGCTTGGGGAAATCCAATATCTTACTGAGAATGCGATTGAAATTGGTTTCAGTGCTGCGTTTGGAGGTAAGGCTTATCTAAATTAAGGGGGAGATACCTTGCAGATCTTAGCCAATCTAGATCTAGCAAAAAATGAATTACAGAATGCCAGGATACAGAATCTAGCGGCAGATCCATCGAATCCGGTACCGGGGCAAATTTGGTACAGCACAGTTGATAATACCTTTTACGGTTGGAACGGAACCTCAAGGATTGACCTTGGCCAGGTATTGACTGGTGCTAGCATAGTAACCTTAATCAATCAATCCTCTTCTCTAATAGACGATAATAATCTAAGTGCTATAGTTAACGATGCCTTGTCGAAAAGGCACTCCCACTCCAACTCAACCGTTCTTAACGCTATGGAAGAGGCTTTTACGACTGCCCTTAAGACCAAGCTAGACGGTATCGCAACCAACGCAAATAATTATTCTCATCCTACGGGTGACGGCAACCTCCACGTTCCTGCAACAGGGACCTCCAATAATGGTAAGGTTCTTAAAGCCGGGGCAACGGCAGGAAGCCTTTCATGGGGGACATTGGCAAAAGCAGATGTGGGCTTAAGTGCGGTTGATAATAAATCTTCAGCAACGATCCGGAGTGAAATTACCAGCACTAATGTAACTACTGCTCTTGGATTTACCCCAGTGAAAGACGGAGGTAACACTCCGGAGTTTAGAGAAGGCTTGGAGGCTGCAAAGCCCGTGGCTAGCGGATCAGGCCTTGTATACTTCTCCACTGATACTAAGAAGATTTGGAAAGATACCGGGGTATGGACTCAGATGGGTGGTCAGGATCTACTTCCGGCAACAGCTACTGTCCTTGGCGGAATCAAGGTAGGTGCTAACCTGTCAGTTAGTGCTGAGGGTATACTGAACGCAAATGATAACCCATCCAGCTTCCTCATCCGTCAGGAACTGTTCACAGTGGGAGCGAGTCAAACTACCTTTAACCTCACTAAGGGATCGTATAAGCCAAACACCGATTCATTATTCTGGTATATGTATGGACAGAAACAGGACAATGAGGCCCTTATAGAATCCTCATCGACCAGTTTCCAGATAACTGGAGGGTTAGATGAAGGTACTGAGATCATAGTGGAGTATATAGAAGTCCTTAATTCTCATCCCTTCCCTTACCATGCTAACGAACATCTAAGTACTGGCGTAGATCCAATACCAGACGCTACAACAACTCAAGATGGATTGATGGGCGCAGCGGATAAGGTTAAATTAGACGGTGTAGCTACTGGTGCTCAGGTCAACCAGAATGCCTTTTCCAACGTCAAAGTTGGGGCATCTACCATAGTTGCTGACAGTGTCACGGATACCCTAGAGCTGGTGGCTGGTACAAATATTACTCTGACCCCAGATACCACTAATGATAAGGTCACCATTAATAGCACCTATACTTATACTCACCCAGCGACGCATCCTCCAAGCATTATTGCACAAGACGCTAGTAATCGCTTTGTAACCGATGCTGAGAAGTCTACCTGGGACGCCAAAGCATCAACTGCCGTAGCCACAACGAGCGCTAATGGCCTTATGGGTTCCGCCGATAAGACAAAACTTGACGGTATCGCAACTAATGCGAATAATTATGCACACCCTACGGGTGACGGCAATTTACACGTACCTGCTACCAGTACTACGAACAACGGGAAGGTTCTTAAAGCAGGAGCAACGGCTGGAAGCTTATCCTGGGGAACTTTAACTGCCACGGACGTAGGAGCTGCTCCATCCAGCCACGTTGGATCTGGGGGAACGGCACACGCTGATGCTACAACAACCACAGATGGATTCATGACGGCAGCGGATAAAACCAAACTGGATGGGATAGCTACTAACGCCAACAATTATTCTCATCCTGCATCACATCCACCATCCATTATTACACAGGATACCTCGAACAGGTTTGTAACCGATGCAGAGAAGACCGTATGGAACGCTAAAGAGACCCCCTCGGGGGCTCAGTCTAAAGCGGATGCTGCCTTAGCCAGTGCTAACTCTTACACGGACACTAAAGTGGCAGCATTGGTAGACTCTTCTCCCGCTACCCTAGATACTCTTAATGAATTAGCTGCAGCGCTTGGAGATGATCCCAATTTCTCAACAACGATTACCAATATGGTGGCGGCAAGAACTAGGAAGGGCTCAGCCAACATCGGAGATGGAACAGCTACAACCTTCAACATCGCGCATGGATTGGCTACCCTGGATATATCCTGGACTGTTCGAGAGGTAGCAACCGGAGATATGGTGCTAACTGAAAGTAAGATCGTAGATACAAATACTCTGAGGATTATTTTCCCGTCTGCTCCCACCCTAAACCAATACCGAGTAACTATCGTGGGATAAGGAAGGTGATAAAGTGAAATTATTCGGGACAGAATTCAAATTCAACGGCTTCGACATATGGCATAGCGGTAATTTTGACCCATCCACCAAAGTAGATAAGGTAGCAGGAAAACAGTTATCTACTGAGGATTACACAACTGCTGAGAAGACAAAACTCTCCGGAGTGTCAACGGGTGCTAATAACTACATTCACCCAGTAACACATCCGCCATCAATTATCGCTCAGGATGCCTCAAACCGCTTTGTTACAGATACGGAGAAGTCCGCGTGGAATGGGAAGGCGCCGGGGGGATACGGGTTAGGAGTCGCATTATCGGGTGTTGTTGTTTCAAATTCAAACAATGCAACAACTACTGGAATGTATTACGCATCTTCTGGGGATCCAAATAAGCCAGCTGGAGTGACAGACGGAGCGCTATTTGTAATGGCCTATAGTTCCGTGTGGGTAAATCAATTGTATTTAGATTGGAGGACAAATAAGTCTTATAGGCGTATGTGTACTAATGGAGTATGGAGTGCTTGGCTTGAAATGGCCTCTACTGTGGTCGTAACCACTTTAGCAAACGGTCTTATGATAGCAGCGGATAAGGCCAAACTAGACGGAATAGCAACCGGGGCTAATGCTTATACCCATCCGGCATCACATCCTCCGTCCATCATAACCCAAGACGCTTCTAACAGATTTGTAACTGACGCTGAGAAAACGGCCTGGAACGCTAAGGCCGCAGGCACCCATACCCACACCAAATCCCAAATTACCGACATGCCAACCAGCCTATCGCAGTTCATTAATGATATCGGGGCTGGAGCAGGTCTAAATATCATAGCTAGTCCTACCGAACCAACCCTTAATACCGGAGACTGGTGGTATCAAGAAATATAAAGGAGGTTAAATCATGGCTGAAAAAACCTTTCAGATGCGTCGGAAACTTGCCGATGGTAACTTTGATGATTATTTTCCGATAACAAAAGCTGCAAACGTGAAGGCCGGGGATGGAACTATCAGCATTGAGGACTTAATTCTTTATAAATCAACTGATAGGTGTTTACCCTATGACCCCAAGATATGTTTGGGCCTTCCGGGATTCCTATTCACAAGCGCTTTAGAGGGTGGAACAACACTCTATGGTACCCTTTCCAGCAATGGCCTTATACACACTAATGACCTATCCGATAAAGGAGGGGCGACGCTTATGCCCCTAAAAAGCCCCTTTGGAAATAATTATCCCTACCACCATACGGATGGTTACGTCTATTTTTTCAGAGATAATTATCACACTCTCTATAGGGCATTATTTGCTGACCTAAGTCCAACCATTACCGCGTCTATCGTAAGTGGAAGTACCGTTTTAAACGCTGGGAATAAGTTTATAGTATTTATAGGGGGTCAGCTGTATGTTGTAAGGTACGGGGTCAACGACGACTGGACAACCAAATTATATTCAGCTACCTGGGGGGTTGCTAGTCCTACATTAATAGCTACCATAGCAACCAGTAGCTCCTACCAGGTGGCTGGGGTCGCAACGGATGGTACTTACATCTATATATTACAGAGTACACCGTCCGGCAATCATCGGATTCTTAAGGTTTCTACCTCGGGGGTTATTATCGGAACGTACTACCTAAATATGCTGTCATATAGCGGCACTATTTGGCTGTCATACTCCGGAACTCCGGGTATTTTCTACCTAATATACATGGTTGGATCCCAAACTAGCGCTGCCAAGATAAACTTGTAAGGGGAGGGAATAACATGCCGTTTTATTATAGCTACCGTCCCAGGATCGTTGGTCAGGAGGTTGAGTACGACTTCGACCCCAGCTATATAAAGGGTCCTAAATACGATAATCTTCGCCAGGTAGTATTTAAGAGCGAAGATTCCATTACCGAAACTGAAGGACTATTCGAAATAGCCGAGGACGAATACGAAAACTTCAGCGGGGATAATGAGGAGGTAATAGCCTACCCTGTGACTGTACCCGAAATTGATCTTTTGGGACAGCAGCTCGTAGAGAAGGAACTCCAAATCCTCGAACTCCAGCAGGAGAATCAGGTATTAGGACAGCAGATGGTAGATATTGATTTAAGATTATTGATGGGAGGACTGTAAGAATGACAGATTTCGAGCGTATTAAGATGTATTATGATCGGGGATGGGCAACGAAGATCCAGGTTGCTAAGTACGTTTCTTTTGGAAAGATTACCCCCGAAGAGTACACATTAATTACCGGCGATGCCTACGTTCAATAATTAGCGTAATACCAAATTAGCAAGCGCTTGCGAATTTCAAAGAAAACGCCATAAGAAAGGCGTTATTTTTATGCCCAAAATGAAGGAGGATGAAGTGTGAACGTAAAAGAATTTAGCCTAAACACCCTGGTAGCCATCGGCGGGACATTTGTGAGTGCATGGCTCGGAGGTTGGGATGCGGCATTAAAAGTGTTAGTGGTTTTAATGATCATTGATTATGCTACCGGTTTTCTTGGAGCTGTAAGACTAAAAAAGGTAAATAGCGAAGTTATGTTCTGGGGTGGCATCCGTAAGGGTGCCATTCTTGCGGTTGTGGCCATGGCCGTGCTCCTTGATTCAATGATGGGTAATCCGGATCCAATTCTTCGAACGTTGGCTATTTATTTCTATGCTTCCCGGGAAGGCATTTCAGTGACAGAGAACCTAGGAATACTCGGGGTGCCATTGCCGCCGGTCTTTACGAAAGTACTCGAACAGTTGCAACAGAAAGGTGAATCAAAATAAGAAGGAGGTGTTCGGATGCTTAAGGAAAATGATGTCGTTCGTAAACTGCTTAATGCTGATACGTGGCATGCTGCAGGGTATACCGGAAAGGGCGTAACCATTGCCTTACTCGATGATGGTGGAGACTCAAGGGAAATAATGAAAGATTACTTTGTTGATATGACCGAAAAGAATGAAATAGGTCATGCCACGAATGTTGGATTCTCAGCGCATGAATTTGCGCCAGAAGTAAAAGTCATCGGCCTTCGCTCCAATCAAGAGTCGTTCGAATGGATCAAAGAACACAAAGATGAGATTGACTTAATCAACGTAAGTCAGGCTGGGATTTCCGGTGTGCCTACACCTTACTACTTACAATATGAAAGTCTTGGTATCCCAATGATCTGTGCTAGTGGTAATGATAGTTATGAAGATCATATCAGTTATCCTGCTAGGTATCTTTTTACAATTGCCATTGGAGCAACACTAAAGGATGGTAAAACCATAGCAGGATACAGCAACGAAGGGCCAATGCTTGATGCTGTAGTACCTAGTGGGGTATATGTTCAAAGAGATGATGGTTATGTATGGTCAGTTAGTGGGACTAGTTTTGCAGCACCAACGGTGTGTGGTCTCTTGGCCTGTTATATCCAGTGGCGAAATGAGCAGGGATTACCAAAGTTAAAACCCGAAGAGGCCCGGAAATTCATCCGTGAAAACTGTATTGACATTCGAGAAAAAGGCTTTGACTACGATAG